AGTTTTGCCACATTCCAGTGAAAGGTTTTTTATTATGGCTATAGAATTTGCGCACATCACACCCACTCCACATCTCGATCTAGTACACGGGCGTAAGGTTCACCTTGCGCTCGCTCACCTTGTTGAGTCTGATGAAAACTATGTCAACTTCTATCTTCGTCAGAAGGATGAGTTTGAATGTAAGATCATTTTGGATAACTCTGCATTTGAGATGTACAAGCAAGGTAAGCCAATGTATGACTCTGAGAAGCTAATGCAGATGGGTCAGAGGATTGGAGCTGATTGGATTGTTATGTCTGACTATCCTGGCGAGCCTGGTGAGAAGACAATCGAGGCAGCCAAGAAGCTTGCTCCTATCTTCCACGATGGTGGGTTTGGTACATTCTTTGTTCCACAGTCAAAGATTGGTGATGTTGACGATGTCGTAAAGACATTTCGTTGGGCAAGCCTTAACACACATCTCGTAGACTATGTTGGTGTTTCTATTCTCACAGCTCCTAATGCATATGGAGTTGAGAAAGGAAACAAGATGCAACGTTTCATGTCTCGTATCAAGTTGATGTATGAGATGAAAGAGAAGTTAACATTCCCTTCACTCAAAGCAGCTGGTAAGCGTGTTCACTTCCTTGGTATGATGGATGGTCCTAACGAGATCATGTTTGCTGAGATTTTTGGAAAGTATATCGACACGTGGGATAGCTCTGCAGCAGTATGGGCTGGTCTTAATGGTATTGCTTTCGATAACAGTCCTACAGGATTAATCAACGGAAAGTTTGAAGAAGAAGTTGACTTTAACTTCAAGACAGATGATACTTCTAAGATTGAATTGGCAAAGTCTAACATGCACTACATTGATAGACTTTGTTACGCATACATTTATGGGAATGATCATCGATGAGTGAGATCAAATACAAATACAACGAGATGACAAACATAAACAAGTTTGTTAAGTATCTCGATGGTACCTATGGCCAACATTATGTTGGCAATGGTGATGTACAAACTGTAGACTTCTGGGAATCGTTAGGTAGTCTTGAAACTACTGCTCGTGATACTGCAATCAAATATCTTGCACGTTATGGTAAGAAAGGTGGTAAGAACGAGAAAGACTTACTGAAAGCTATTCACTATATTATTCTTATGATGTATGCTGCAGATAAAGAAAAGGCATATAACCCAGATACTTACGGAGTTGACCAATGATGATTCATATTGCAGCACAAGATACTCAATCTAACCTTACTAATGTTGAATTGACCGACATTCAACCTAATGCAGTAGACCTTCGTGTTGATAAGATCTTTAGAATGGATATTACGAAGACTTTTGTCATTGGCGAAGATAATGGTAAAGAAACTAAACAACATAGAGGTTCTACAGAACTTTATCCAGACGAAGAGGGTTATTGGTATCTCAATCCAGGTTCATATGAAATTATTATGGAGAATATAATTGATGTTGGACCTGATGAAGCTGGATGGGTTATCACTAGATCTACTCTTAATCGCAATGGTCTTTTTATTACTAGCGGTTTGTACGACTCTGGCTATCATGGTGTTATGGCAGGTGCATTGCACGTTACAGCTCCTGCAAAAATTAAGAAGGGAACACGAGTTGGACAGTTCCTCCTCTTCACGTCACAATCACTAAAGAAGTATGATGGTGATTATGGTATTGGCAAGGCACATGATCAAAAGTATACTTAATTATCTTAAGTGGTCAAATTTTACAGTGATGTTTATTCTTAATCCTAGAAGCTGGGGTTTAGATTATGATTATATGAGACCTGATGATTTTAATCCTAAAATGCATCAGTTAATTATTAGAATATTAATGTTAAGAATAGAATTCATCATTGATGATGGTTCGTGGTAATAAGGAAAAATAAAAATGGAAATTAAAATTGATATGGATCAGCTTAGAAAACGTAAGCTGTTTGTAGCTACTCCAATGTATGGTGGTATGGCTGGGGGAATGTACACACGTTCTATGTGCGATTTGACTGCTATGTGTGTAAAGTATGGGATTGAAGTTCGTTCATACTTCCTATTCAATGAATCGTTGATCACTCGTGCACGTAACTATTGTGTTGATGAGTTTATTCGTTCAGATGCTGATCATTTGTTGTTTATCGATTCTGACATTGGATTCAATCCACAAGATGTTATTGCTATGATGGCACTTCAGACACCAGAGTCAGAGTATGATGTTATTGCAGCACCATATCCTAAGAAGTGTATTACTTGGGAAAAGATCTATGCAGCAGTAAACAAGGGTGTTGCAGATCAAAATCCTAACGTTCTAGAAGACTTTGTTGGTGACTTTGTGTTCAATCCAGTATTTGATGGGACAGAAAAGACAAAGACTATTCGTCTTGATGAACCAGCAGAAGTACTAGAGACTGGTACAGGGTTTATGATGGTACGTAAGGATACATTTAAGAAGTATCTTGAAGCATATCCGGAAATTATGTACAAGCCAGATCATGTTCGTACAGAAGCATTTGATGGTTCACGTAAGATCGGTCAGTACTTCCAGGCAGAGATTGATCGTTTCAATCCTACAAAGTCTTATGAGTCAATCGTTAAGAAGATTGCTGATGGTGATTCAGTATCAGCTGTAGAAGCAAAAGAAATACTTTCTGTTGCTAAGTCAAAGATGGAAGCTTCTACAGATCGTTATCTCTCAGAAGATTATCTATTCTGTCAGAATGTTCGTAAGGCTGGTATGAAGGTATGGTTGTGCCCATGGATGCATCTACAACACTCTGGTGCTTATGTGTTTGGTGGTAAGCTTCCTGCACTTGCATCTATTGGTGCATCTGCAACTGCTGATGCAGACTTGATTAAGAGAATGAGAAACGGTGAGAATCAAAAGCCAGTTCCTGTTGCTTCTCCTATCTCACATAACCCAGATATCCTTAAGAAGTTTAAAAAAGTTGGATCATAAAGAGGCCTTTTTGTTATGAAACTTAGTGAAAATACTATTAATATTTTGAAAAACTTTGCTACGATTAACCCTTCATTGTTAGTTAATCCTGGCAATACAATTACAACAATGTCTCCTGCTAAAAGCATCTATGCAAAAGCAAACGTAGAAGAAAACTTTCCAACACGATTTGCAATCTATGAGTTGTCCAAATTTCTTGGTATTACTTCATTGATTAAAGATGCAGAGTTAGACTTTGGTGAGAGACAGGTAAACATCGTATCAGGTCGTCAGACAGTTAACTATACCTACGCTGACCCTTCTATGATTGTTGCACCAGATCCTAACAAGGATATCAATTTTCCAGCAGCTGATGTTGAGTTCTCCATTTCTCAAGAAGAGCTACAGAAGGTCGTAAGAGCTTCTGGAGTTCTCCAGTTGCCGGAAATTGCAGTGACGGGTGATAGCCACCACATCACCGTCACTGCTACTAATTCTAAAAATCCATCATCCGATGTGTTTAGTATTGAAGTAGGCACTACTGACAAATCATTCAATATGATTTTCAAAGTAGAAAATATTATTAAGTTGATTTCTTCAAACTATGATGTTATGATATCATCTAAAGGTTTGTCAAAGTGGTCAACAAACAATATGTTCTATTACATTGCCACAGAAGCATCTAGCACATTTGGACAATAATTATGGATGAATTCCTATGGGTCGAAAAGTATCGACCAAAGACAATCGATGATTGTATTCTACCTGAAGGTCTCAAGCAGACCTTCAGCTCTTTTATAGAGCAGAATAATATTCCTAATCTTCTTCTTACTGGTTCTGCTGGTGTTGGCAAGACAACAGTAGCAAAGGCTATGTTAGAACAGATAGGTGCTGATTATATTGTAATCAATGGATCTATGAATGGTAATATTGACACACTCCGGAACGACATCCAACAATTTGCTTCCTCAGTATCTCTTAGTGGGGGAAGAAAGTATGTCATCCTCGACGAAGCCGACTACCTTAACGCCAACTCTACACAGCCAGCTCTACGCAATTTCATGGAGGAGTTCTCAAGGAACTGCGGCTTCATACTCACGTGTAACTT